GGCGAGATAACGTCTGGTTTATTACCGGTAGTTCAGTCCTTCAGTGGATTCTCTTCGCCTTAGTCGGTTGGAGGTTGTTTGGACCAATCATCCATTAAGCAGATACAGTCAGTATCTGTCTTAATACAAAGTCTTATTTCGAAAGAAGTAAAACAAATTAACGACAAGCTAGATCATATCATAGCATGTATGAATGTTTCGGACCCTTCTCTCAACAAGAATGCCCTAAGTGCCACGGACGTGGGTACTACATCGACTCAGAAGGTAAGAGAGTAGAACCTTGCGAAGTCTGTGACGGATATGGCCACATTTCAGATGAAGACGAACGAAACCAATAATTTAATACCGTCTATAGTCCCTATTCCGGATCCTACTAAACTAACGACTGACGCAGTCGATAACGCTAAAGTAGAGATCTATAGGGTCTTAGACCTTAAATTAACTGGTCATCGTGATCTTATCGAAGAAAAGTTTGCTGGCGTCCGGACAGAGTTCTCGATGCGCGATATAGCGTTGGCTGCAGCCTTCAAAGCCGCAGAAGCCGCCGTAAAGCAACAAAATGAAAGCAATACCCTAGCTATAGACAAGGCAGGTACTGCCTTTACTAAGCAGATAGATAGTCTAGACGAGAAGATAGACGATCTTAAGACTCGGATATCTGAGCTAGCTGGTAGAAACTGGGCTTCAGTCGGAGCCTATCTCGTAGGTGCTATCGGAATGATAGCGGTAATAACAACAGTAATAGTCTTAGCTTTAAGACATTAAGGAAATATAATGGCAATGCTCCACGACAATAACGCTGCTCCTTCATACGAACATCTTCAAGGTACACCTAAGAAGGCTCATGAAGGCAGTCAATCCCAGTCCCCTGAACCTATGAAGACTGGTCATCCTATGTCTATGCCGAAAGGCAAGACTCAGAAAGCTCATAAGGTTCCGTAATGGATGAGAAAGATAATATTAAGTTCGAGATAGAATCTGCTAAAGCTCAGAAAATGGGTCGTAGGGACTTAATAGATTCTACCTTCCCGTCTCCAGCGGCTCCTCAACCTTCCCACTTAGGTAGTCAGTCTACGACTCCAACTAAAGAAGATTAAATGGCTAAATATTATTACACAGACTCGGCAGGTACAGAGCACTGTACTACGACTGAGACAGGCAATATGGTTGTTACCTCCGGTGCTGAGCTTCGAGAGAAGATCCTTGACGCTGGTGATTATACCGGTCAACTCCGAGATACAGACGACGGTCCGTATTGGGGTAAGAAACTATCTATTGAAGCTTTAGGAAGTAGTAGAATCTAATGGCAGTACAAAATTATACAGTTACGGCACTCCCTGCTAGTAATACATGGTTAGTTACTTGGGGAACAGCAGGAGACAGTGATACTTTTACACCATTCCCTATGACTGGTGGCTTTGCTAAACGAACAGCCCAAGTCGAGGGAACATTTGGTGGTGCTACAATTACCATCAACGGTTCAGTCGACGGTACTAACTACGAAGCTTTGACTACAGAAGCAGGCGCAGCCTGTACCTTCGCAGGTAAGGGCGTTAAAAGCGTTGGAGAATTAACACAATATATTAAACCTACGACAGCATCTGGTTCCGGCTCTAGTCTTACAGTATCCCTTCTGATACACGGAACAATCTAATGGCTGCTTCAGATGATATTCTTTATTTAGCTCAACGTTTTCAAGGTATACTTGATCTTGTACCTACTCTACAGAAAGTAGAGTCTTTGTCTAACCACCAAAGGGAGTTAGAAGCTACGGTTAAACAATTACAAATCTCTGTCGAAGAAACGAAAGTAGAGATTGCTTCTAATCAATCTATAGTTAAAGACTTAGAGAGTAAGGCTAAGGCTATTGTCTCTGATATAAAGTCCCATGAAACTAAATTAGAAACCTTAAAGAAACATCTTTCAGATCTAAAGTCTAAATTCTAGTGACTGCCAAACAACTCCCATTATCTCTACAAGCTCCTGATGGTTCTTATTATGTCTGTCTTACAGATGGTAATGGTAATTTAGCACCAGAAAGTACTCTTCCTACTGGTGCGGCTACTTCTGCTAATCAAACAACAGAGATTACTGCTCTTCAAGCTATTGTAAATCAAACAGCAGCAGTAAAAATAACTGATAATTTTTTAAATAGTGGAACAGGGCTCGGGGTAAATATAAATGGTCAAGCTCTTGTTGCTGTAGGAACGAGTGCTTTACCTACTGGCGCTGCAACATCAGCTAACCAGACTAACGGTTCACAGTTAGTACAGCCGTGGAGTTATACACCATTAACTCCAGGACAGCATAATTTAGGGGTAACTACTTCTACGTCCCTTACTATTCCTACTGGTGCTTTATTTGCAATGATGACTGTCTCTGGTAATTCTATTAGGTACACTACCGATGGCACAACTACACCTACATCAACTATTGGTATGCCTATGCAGGTAAATCAATCTATTATGTTTTCTGGTGCTACTGTCTTGTCTAACCTACGAATTATACAGCAAGCTGCTACTGCTACTATTGATGTGGAGTATTTTAAGTGATTTCTAATTCAGGGGACATGGTTCCAGTTGTTTCGCCCGGTTTACCCTTAACAGGAGGAACTCTTTCTCCTATTTATGCGGGTTCTAGTTCTTTTACTAATGCATTGAATATTAATGCTCCTTCTCCTTTAACAGGTTCTAGAACCTTAGGATTTACAGGTATTGCCCCTCTTAGTGGTGAATTAGAAATACTTAGTACTGGGACAGATGTCAATACATTAGGCATAACTACATCAAATATTAACGGTGGAGCCATTATAACTTGCAGGGGTCCTGATAAATATTATACTAATCAAACAACAGTGTTTGAACACTTTGCTTTTGGTTGGTATCCCTCACAGACTAGTCAAGGAGCGGTATTCTTAGAAGCCTCTAGATTTGACGGGGCGTTCAACCCTTTAATAACTCCTCCTGAGTTTGTAATTTATCAGACAGGAGGTGTTGATCCAACTGGGGGTGTTAATAAAGTTTGTTCTACAATTATTAATAGTACTTCAGCTACATGTACTACAACAGCGGGTGCAAATGGAACTTTAATTACTGGAGTGGGTATTCCAGCAGCTACAACTGTAGTATCAGGAGGAGGCACTGCTAGTTTTGTTATGTCTAATCAAGCAACTGCAAATGGAACTAATGTTACTTTAAACTTTTCTAGTCCTGTATATGGGCAGTATAATTGTATTGATTTTTCCCCACAAGGAGATCCTAATAATATAGATTTTAGAAGTTGGACCGGTTCTCCTTTGTTATCTTTAGATAGAGCAAATAAGCGTGTAGGTATTAATCAACCATTTCCAATGGCGTTATTAGATGTAAATGGTTCTATTTCTTTAACGGGGAATCTTACTTTTACTGTAAGTAGTCCTGTAATTACTTCAACAGGAGGAGGTCCACTTTCTTTTGTAAGTTCTAATCATGTAATTCAAAATTCTGATGTAAATGCTTCTGGAGGAATAGTTATTACTTGTGCTAATACTTCAGTAGGAGCTTCGGTATACTCGCAATTTCTTCAGACAACAGGGACGTCTAATTCTAGTATTAATTATCAGTTATTAGATCAGAATGGTTCTCCTTTGTATTTATTTTCAGTAGGGAGTGCGGTTACCAATACTTTATGGCGTGCTCCTCAATTTACTTTTCAAAGTCAATCTGGAGGGGTAACTACATTTGAAATAGTACCTTCTTCAGGTGGTGATTTTATTTATATAAGTAATGGATCCACTGGGGGTTTGGTATCTACTAATTCAGGTGATATTAGTATATCACCGGCTTCTGGACATTCAATATTTAATGGTCCTGTAAGATTTAAAGGTTATACAGTTGCTACTCTTCCTGCGGGAACTGCAGGGGATAATGCTTATGTTACCGATGCCTTAGCTCCGACATTTCTTGCAACAGTAGTAGGGGGAGGAACAGTGACAACACCTGTATTTTATAATGGAACGAATTGGGTAGGAAGTTAAAATGACAGAAGAATTTACCTTAGTTTTATCTGAAAAAGAAGTTTTTATATTAGGGAAGGCTCTTTCTGAACTTCCATTTAAAGAATCTGCAGTAGTTATTACTAAACTTCAACAGCAAATAAATAAACAGCAGAAACTTGAAGAAAATAAAGAAACCTAAACTTTCTGATGAACGTCAATTTAAGAAAGAATTAGCAGAGTCTAGTCTTGTAGCCTTTATAGAGTTACTACACCCTAAGAGATTACTTGGTAATATCCATCGTGAATTAATATCTTGGTCTACTCGTAAGGACGCTAAAGAACACCAATTAGTTCTTCTACCTAGAGACCATATGAAGTCAGCTTTAGCTGCTTACAGGGTAGCTTGGGAACTTACTAAAGATCCTACTCTACGTATCCTTTATATATCATCTACTAGTAATCTAGCTACTAAACAACTTAAGTTTATTAAAGATATCCTTACTTCAGATACTTATAGACTTCTCTGGCCAGAGATGGTTGAGAAAGAAGAAGCTAAGAGAGAGAAGTGGACTGAGAGAGAAATCTCAGTAGACCACCCTAGACGTAAGGAAGAATCTATCCGAGATCCTTCGATATTTACTGCAGGATTGACTACCAACATCGTAGGTATGCATTGTGATATCTCAGTCATGGATGATGTCGTAGTAGAGACGAATGCTTATACAGAAGACGGTAGAGCTAAGGTAGAAGACCAGTATTCTCTTCTGGCTTCTATCGCAGGTACTAATTCACGAGAATGGGTATACGGTACTAGATACCACCCTAGTGATCTTTATAATAAAATACAGGAAATGGAAGTCGAAACTTATGATGAATTGGGGAATGTTTGCGAACGTCAGCCGTTATTTGAAGTCTTTAGAGGAGGAGGTGTTCCCGTCGAGTCCATCGGCGATGGTACCGGCGAATTCCTCTGGCCCAGACAACAAAACAGAGACGGTAGATGGTTTGGATTTGACCAAGAGATCTTATCTAAAAAACGAGGTCATTATATCAACAAAACGAAGTTCCGGGCCCAGTACTACAACGACCCACACGACACTGGTAGCTCTCCCATCCAAAGAGATCTCTTCCAGTATTACGACCCGCAGTTCCTTGGTAGAAAAGGTGGAAGATGGTTCTTTAAAGGAAACCCTCTTAACGTCGTCGCAGCCGTTGACTTTGCCTACTCCCTCTCTAAGCGAGCAGACTCAACCTGCGTAGTAGTCGTAGGGTGTGATACTTATATGAACTACTTCGTCTTAGATATAGATAGATTTAAGACAGATAAACCCTCAGATTACTTCAAGCATATATTAAAGTTATACGAAGAATGGGGCTTCACGAAGATAAGGGCAGAAGTCTCCGCAGCTCAACAGGTGATAGTCAGTGACCTTAAAGAAAACTACATCCGACCGTACGGACTCTCCCTCGCAGTCGATGAATACAGACCGAGTAGATGGCAAGGTTCGAAAGAAGAAAGAATACTGGCAACCCTTGAGCCGAGATACTCTAATAAGCAAATTTGGCACTATCCCGGAGGGAATTGTCAAGTCTTAGAAGAAGAATTAATCTTCGCTAATCCTGCTCATGACGACGTAAAGGATGCTCTGGCTTCAGCCATAGACTTAGTCGTCGCTCCACTTAACATCTTTAGAATGAATAAAGTAAATACCCCTAATTTTGAATTCAACAAACGTTTCGGTGGTGTAGCGTAGTGGAAAATCTTGTTACTAGGCTTACACGCCAGCTAGCTTCTAAAGGCATCAAAGGTGCCCATAACATGGCTGTAGGCTTATTAAAGAAACAAGGATCTTTAAATAAGAATGGTAGTCTTACCTACCACGGTCAGCAAAGACAAGCTTTAGGTAGAGCAGGTAGAGCTAAGTCTCGAGCAGCTAAGTATAGTGGAAACAAAGCAAGTGATTACAAATATAATGAAAAGACTAATAGAGCTGTAAAGAAGTAATGACCGGACAAGTACTTGAACTCCAGAATATATTATCTCCAGACCTATTAGCTACACGTCTTACCGAACGTTGGGTACAGTGGGATACACTTCGTCAAGTCTGGAAGACAGATAAAGAAGAAGTCCGTCGGTACGCTTACGCCACAGATACTACCCAGACGACTAACAACCAGAATCCTTGGAAGAATAAGACTACTATACCTAAGCTCTGCCAGATCAGAGATAACCTATACGCTAACTACACAGCCACCCTCTGGCCTCAGAGTCGTAAGAATATAATCTGGGAAGCTAACGAAAAAGATCCAGCGTCTGTCGATAAGCGAGATGCTATAGTCAATTACATGAACTGGGTAATCTCTCAGCCATCCTTTAAGCATGAGATGGATAAGATTATCCTTGATTATATAGACTTTGGTAACTGCTTCGCTACTGTCGATTGGTTAGATGAACGAGTAGAACAACCTGATAAAACCCAGAGTGGGTACGTCGGTCCTATCGTAC